GATAAGCCTATAAAAGACAAAAAAAGTAAAAGACGTTAAGCATATATCTGACGCTGTTGCAGAGCTAAGAAAAGAATTAGCTGCGATACAAGGAAAACAAACTTTAGGTGAATTGACTGTAACTGATGCTGACGTCGAAAGAGTAAAAGCATACGACAAAGCATTTACTGACATATTCAAACGCGGCGGCACATCTTCAACCCCTATCGTACAACAGTTAGCCGTAGAACTTAGCCCTATTTCCCTTCGCGTAATGGAAGCCCAAATAAAAGAGCTAACCGGCAAGCTAAAAGGCAAAGACGTTATTGACCTATTGCCGCCAATTGAGGAAACGAAGAAAAAATTAGATGATGAAAGCGAGGCATACGAGAAAGCGATAAAAAGAAGGCAGACACTCAACGCTTCTGAATTATCTAATGAATTACTTCTAAGTGCTAAACGTTTCAATGATGGAATAATCAGTCAGGAAGAATATGAGAAAGCAAAGCTGGACATTCACAAAAAGTATTCAGTAAATGGGTTGGATTTTCTGATTGAAGAACTACAGCATGAAAAAGACTTTGCTTTTAAGGGATTAGAAGTAACACAGGACGTTGCTGACAGGCAGGCAGCACTAGACGAACGTATAAATAAAGCAAAACTAGACCGCGAAGAATTGCTTGCAGCAAAGAAGGAAGAACTAGCTGCAAAAACATCCGAAAAATTAAAAGCTATTGCTGAAGCATCATTCGATTTAGGCACCTCGCTATTAGACGCCCGATATGAAAGAGAGCTAAACCACATCCAGGACCTAATTGACGCAAATGATAAATACTATGCAAAGCAGATTGAGAATATTACAAATAGTAATCTGACAGATCAGCAAAAAGCAGAACAAACAGCAGTACTTAAAGCAGAACAAACAGCAAAGGATGATCAGTTACAAAAAAGAATGCGGGATGAAAAGCTGAAGCAGGCAAAATTCGACCGTGACGCCCAAGCGCTTAAAATATTTGGGGAAGCTGTTTATGCTCACTTTGCAATTATTGCAGCGTTTGCAACAGAATTAAATCCATTGGCTGGACTAGGATATGCATTAGCCAATGATGCTTTAGCGGCAATTCAGATAGCAGCATTATTTGCAAAACCGCTTCCCAAGTATGCTTTGGGTACCAAAGATCATCCAGGCGGCGCGGCAATAATTGGAGAGGGCAAACATGATGAATTAGTTGAAATGCCTGATGGAAGAATGTTTGTGGCTTCAAGCCCTATGTTGCTTAACCTGCCTCAGCATACACAGGTTACACCCTTAAGTGATGACAGCATTTTAGAGCAGGCTATGTCTAAGCTAACAAGCAAAACAATATCTGCGACCACTAACAGAAATGTTAATCATTCTGAACAGCTTTTAAGAGACTTGTTGAACGAGACTAAAAAAGCAAATAAAAAGCAAAACAAGTTTCACTTCAATTTCAAACATGATCCAACCTGGCAAAGGTATAAAGACGGCTATTTCGACCGTAATCAATAAACGATTAAATAAAACAAAATGGCACAAACAAAACTAATTGACGCTTACACAGAAGACGAGCAAAAAACTTTGTATGAAGAATTACAGGCAAAGTTTAATTCAGGAAAGGGAAAAACGGAAAAAGTAGATCCTGCAATACTGGCCTACATAAAAAACAGGGATGATAGATTGACGAGCGAAATAGCAAATAGAATAATGCCCCGGTAACTAACTAAAACTAAAAAAAATATACAAATGAAAGATTATATAGGGAAAGTATTAAAATTCGAAGAAACGCAATACAATTCAACTTTAAGGGCATACGCGCCGCTATTAGTAAGTATTAATGAAGTTGGCAAAGCATATCAAGACCTAGACACAGGCTTCAAATTTAACCAGGATGTGTTTTTTGACATTGTTTCAAACGGCTTAAATAACATTAGAAAACAATATGCTATGATTATTGAAAGCCAAATTGAGCTATCCAAGTTCACATCCAAGGCAATCATTAACAACATGCGGGAAAGCATAAAAGGAGATTTAAAAGAGTTAGAAAATAAGATAGTCAGCATGCATGAAACAAAAGCCAGAGTTAGTTCCACTAGCATGTATAGTTTCCCTGTGGAGTATGAATATATAACCATAGTCGGTATTCAAGCCACCCTTTCGGAAACAGATAAAGAAAAACTAAAAGACAGGTTTTCTGTAAAAATTAGAACTGAAGATCAAAACAAGATGTATAATCTTCTTTTATCTGTAAAAAGTAGTTATGATAACCTGGCAACCTTTCTAAAAGAAAATGACTGCGACCTAATCGCTTGGGGTAATTTAATAGGAAACTCAAATAACGCAATGCTTTATGAAAGCCTGGGGACAATTGAAATAGAACCTTATTCAATTACCATGAAGTTGAAATCTTCAAAATCACCGGTAACAAGATGATAAATAACAATATAAATTTTACATAATGGAATTATCTGAAAGAAATAAATTTCCTGAAAAGAATAGTTTTTGGAAGCTAAGAAGCAAGCATGGAAGAGATAAAATATTTTCTACCCCTGAAGTTCTATTAGAGGCTGTTGGAGAATATTTTGAAACAATAGATGCAAGTCCCTGGCATAAAAACGAAGCGATAAAAGGAGGCGATAAGGCAGGGGAACTTGTAAAGCTACCGACCCAAACGCCATACACAATTAAAGGCGGCCTGTGTCACTTTTTGGATATTGACTACAAAACATGGTTGAATTACCGAGAAGATCCAAAGTTTAAAGAAACGATTGAAAGGATTGAAGATTTTGTATACAACCAGAAGTTTGTGGGTGCCACGGTTGGAGCCTTTAACGCTAATATCATTGCCCGTGATTTGGGATTAGTTGATAAGAGAGAAGTTGAAAGCGAAAGCATAGGCAAAGGGTTTTTTGACATGCTTAAACAGAAGCAGACAGTTAAACCTGAAACACCTGGATTATGACAAGTGCAGAAATTCAAACAGCAGCCGCGGACCGGATAGGGCGGTATTTAGAAGACTGGAATCTATTTGCTGTTGAAGTATTGGGAGTCTATTTAGATCCTGAACAAGCGGCTGTTTTAACCTCTGTTCAAAACAATAAACGAACTTCTGTAAGGTCTGGAACTTCAAGGGGAAAAGACTTTGTTGCAGCAGTTGCAGCAGTTTGCTTTTTTTATCTAACTCCTAAATGGAATGAGTTGGGCGAAATGGTAGAAAATACAAAAGTCGCCATGACTGCACCAACAGAAAGACAGGTTAATGATATAATGTTTGCTGAAGTTGCGCGACTATTCAATCGATCAAAAGGGCGCAATATGGGTTTACCTGGTAAGCTATCAGGTTACGGAATTAGAACAGATAACAAAGAATGGTTTCTAACAGGTTTTAAAGCTGATGATCACAATACGGAGGCATGGACCGGCTTTCACGCTGCTAATACAATGTTTGTTGTAACTGAGGCTTCCGGTATGCCTGATTTAGTCTTCAATGCTATTGAAGGTAACCTGCATGGTAATAGTAGAATACTAATAGTGTTTAACGACAATACAGGCAGTGGCTTTGCCTCTAATACACAAAAGAGTGATAACTGGTCGAAGTTTAGATTAGATAGCCTTAACGCTCCTAATGTGCTTCAAAAAAGGGACATCATACCAGGACAAGTAAGTTGGTCAACAGTTAACGAACAGGTTAAAATGTGGTGTACTGCAATTGAAGAAACTGACTTTCAAGACGTAGAAGGGGATTTCTTTTGGACCAATGAATTAGGGGAAAAGAGTTGTTATAGACCTAGTGACTTATTTAGAACTAAAGTGCGAGGAATGGCACCTAAAACGGCTGCTGATGTACTTGTTCCTTATGAATGGATAGAAGCAGCAAACAACCGATGGAAGGACATGCAGAAAGAAGATAAAGCGTGGAGAATATCAGGTAAACCGCTAAGGTTAGGAGTAGATGTTGCAGGCATGGGCCGAGATAGCTCTGTTTGGTGTTTTAGATATGCAGACTACGTTTCAAAGTTTGAAAGCCATCAAAGCGCCGGCAAACCTGATCACATGCTAATAGCGGGCAAAACAAAGCAGATATTAAACAGTAACAACGGAGCAAGAGCTTATATAGATACGATTGGTGAAGGTGCAGGGGTTCTTTCAAGATTGTTGGAACAGAATATGAAAAATGCTATTTCTTGCAAATATTCTGAATCTGCAACATTTAAGGGTAAACCGCTAAAAGACAGAACGGATCAATATGAATTTGCAAACATGAAAGCTTATTTATATTGGGCTATTCGTGACTGGTTAGATCCTTGGACTAATTCAAAAGCAGCGTTGCCACCTGATGCAGAACTAGCAGAGGAATTGACGGAAACGAAGTGGGAGTTTATGAGCAACGGTAAAATAAAGATTGAGTCTAAAGAAGACTTAAAAAAGCGGCTTAAAAGGTCACCCGATAAAGCAGATACATTAGCTAATACTTTTTATCCACCTTCTGACGAACAGGTAAAAAGAGACGCTCAAAAGAGGCGGGCGTTTCAAAACATGGCATCGGCATTTAGATAATTAAAGAAGGTAAAATTGAAGGTTGTTTCTCATTCCATAAGTACCCCTGTTTCTACGGGGGTTTTTAATTTTACTTCGCTTTGTTTTGAAATAAGAGAAAGCTTTAATAATTTGTACATCAAACCAACTTATGAATTTCAGCTTAGCTACCAAAACTCTTATTTTAACTTTTTTCTTTTTTTGTTTCTCTATTGTTTTACGTGCTCAAGACTCTACATCTTTAAATCCATCTCCTTTAAATCCTTCTCCTCCCACACCAGCTGTTTCAAGTGAGTATGTAAAAAGAGGGCTTTCAGACATAGAATTTAAACTTTCAGCCGCGGTATTAACTTTTGGATTTCTTATTATTTTATTTGAAGTTCTTTTAATAAAAACAAGCAAAATAGCATCCGAGGAAGCCGTCAAGATAATAACAGTTTCATTAATTATAACAAGTACTATTTTCCTGATTACTGCTGGATATGATAACAACCAGATAGCACCGGCAATGGGGTTATTGGGGACTATAGCAGGCTATCTTTTAGGTAAAGTAAATTCTATTCCCTCAAAAGCTAATAATGATGAAAAAAATAGTTAGTCTTACTCTTCTACTTTTGACAGCCTACGCTGGATATTCCCAAAAGGCACCCAAAAAAAAACCTACTAATATTCCGCCTTCCCAACCTATGCCTATACCTAAATCATCACCACCCGAGAAGACTGGGCCGCCAATGACCTCTCCACCCCCGCAGACCGAGTCGCCGAAACCTAAGGACGAGGCAAATTTCCAGCTTGGATTAAAATTTTTGAGGGACAGGGTTGCTATTTACAATACTACTAGTAGACCAGTTTCAATTATTTTAAAGGGGAAACTGTTGTCAATTAAAGAAGGGAACCCAATTTCAACAGATACTATAAAAATCAATGGACTTGCAACTGCCACTACAGAGAAATATTTAGAAAACCCTGTTGTAACAATACCTACCAATTATGAACAGGTAACTTATACTTTGATAACAGGCAAGGAATATTTTGTCTTTTGGGACTTTGATAAAAATCGCTGGGATATTAAAGAGAATAAGGAACACCTATAAATTTTATTATTTCTTCTTCATTTCTTGAAGCTCCCTCAATATCGCTTCAGTATTCTCCTTTATAGCTTTTAAATCAGGATTACCAGGCTTGATTGGTTCACCTGTTATTGTCTCATTTACTAAGCTTACCCAATCCACATTTAAAGCTTTCGCTATCTGAATTAAAGTAGGTATATCAGGAATTGCATTTAATTCATACTTCGCGTAGGTTGATCTTTTGATACTTACCATGTCCGCTACTTCCTGTTGACTTTTGCCTATAGCCTTTCGCGCCGCCTTTATATTTTCTGAAATGTGAAGCAAAGACTATTATTTTAATTGTTCTTTTTTTTGGAAATTCCACTTATTAGAACAATATTTACAATGCATTTACAATAAACTTACAACGAATATAATAATGGAACAATCAATCGATCTAACTGATAAAGTAGTGCCGCAAAAGGAGCTCTTCAGTAAGGCTTTCCTGTCAATCAAAAATGATGTAACGAGGGATGATAGAATTAATTGCGCTAAAGAAGTAAACAGATCAAAAAGAACGATTGATGAATATGTAAATGGGCATGTTTACGATATAACCATTGCTCAAAAAATTCTCACATTTTTGAAGTTCGAAATTTATAAACGATCACTCACAATAAAATAATACTTGTTTATTCATCCTTAAAACCTTTTGCCTATGCGCGAATAAAAGAAGCAACGATATAGCCCAAAAATTCCAGACACAAAAAAAGGGTAACAGTTCAGACCTGCGACCCTATCAATAAAACACTTAAAGTATATATATAATGGAAACAAAACTAATCACAGAAAGTGATAATGTCAAGCCTATTGCCAAAAATAAATCTACTGGCAAAAAAGAAGAGGTAATTATAGTACCCCCCAATCCGGAAAAAGACCCCAAGCGGAAAAAAGAGTTTAAAGAAGCAGAAACTAAAATTGCTATGTGGAGTCTCCAGATGGACGAGTATGAGTTTGATGCGCTTAAGGCAGGAAAAAGATTTTCCTGGATTGAACAAGTTACGATATATCAAAACTTTTTCAACGGCGGTTGGCACGACGTTGAAGATAGAAAAAAAGTATACGCGCGGCTGTATGTCTTCAACTACGACTCAAAAAATCCAGGGTTCACAAGCAGTTCGCTTTATCTACACTTCGATAGACAATTATTCAAACCTTATGACATTAGTGAGGTCAGTAAGATTATAGAGCAACTTAAAATTATATGGCTTTTCAAATTCGAGAGGTCTTTGACATGGGATGCGGAGTATGAGGTAAGAAAAGCAAAGCGTTTAAAGGAAGAAGCGGAAAATAAGGCTCAAAGGGAGTTAGCAAAAGAGGCCAAAGCAAAACTGAAAGCGGAAGCGCCAAAAAAGATACAGGTGAAAAAATCTAAATCATCTAAAACCGCAGCTATATGAGTAAGCTAACCGATAACCAACAACTTTCTAACGATGTTGAAAATACTATTTCTCTTATTGCAAACGAGGGGAAAGAGGGTGTACTGAGTAGACTAAGGCTTAATTTTTTGTCGTTGGCATTTAGAGAATTTGTTGCCAGTGATTTTTTCACATCTACTGACCGAAAAATTAAAGCGGAGTTTGTCGAAGATTATCAATCTCTTATTTACCTGTTAGAGCAATTCGATACTCTTGCAACTACCTACCCGGATCTTTGTCACGTACACATTAATGCCAGTATTAACAACAACTAAAAATCTTATCATGTCATCATTTTTAATAGATAACTACAGTGAAAAAACTGTTCAACAGCTTGCAGAAGCAGCCTATCGGGCGAAAGATAGCTTTGACTCAGAACAAGTGATTGACTTGCTATTTGACTTGCAAGGGGAGCTAATAAAAGGAGAATATACAGAACTGTTTGACGAAGCAGGCAAAGCCGGCATAACTCATAAATTTTTTGTTATGAAAACCTTTTTTAGAACCCTAAGTGAGATCGAAATGATTAAAAAATAACTATAGCTGGGGTGGTTATAGTGGCAAAACAAGAGCCTGCGTATTTACGCGGGTTTTTCTATCATAAATACATCATTAATACTTTCCAGGCAATACCAATAACCGTTATCTTTTTTAACCTTTACCCAGGCGTTGTTCCTTGCAGCGCGCAGCCTTGCAGAAGTATTCCAGCTTGTTACCTCCATAATAGTTGCTGCTTTTACCCATGTTTCCTTTCGTACCCTTTTTTCTTTCAACAGGTCCCTAACTAGCCTTTCAATGTGTTCAAGTTTTTTCAATATCCTTTCTTCGTTTGTCATAACTAGCTCTTAGGGTTTTTCTTCATTTCCTGCATCAGCATTTTATATGCGCGTTGCTTTTGTCTCTCACGTAATTTTTTCACAAACTCAGAAAGTCCGGCCTCTGTCCAAGGT